GTAATGGGTTATAAGGGAACCAATGCATATGATGCAGGTCTCTTCTATTGCCCATATGTACCTCTCCAGATGGTTCGTTCCATCGGTCAGGACACCTTCCAGCCAAAGATTGGATTCAAGACCCGCTACGGCATGGTTGCAAACCCATTCGCAGGCGGTCTAACCCAGCGTTCTGGCGCTCTAACTGCAAACACCAACGTGTACTACAGAAGAACCAGAGTCATCAACCTAATGTGATTTATAGTTTACATAACTCAGGAGCCCCCCAAAAGGGGCTCTTTTTTTATCTAAATATAAATAAAAACTATGGCTGCCAATTTTGTAAATAATTCTGCATGTCCTACTAATTTTTTAACTGGAATAGGATTTCAATTTCAGTTAATTAAATATCCTAAAGTATCATTCTTTTGTCAATCTGCAACTGTTCCTGGGATAAGTATCTCTGTAGCAAGTCAATCTACAAGATACAATGCAATTCCACATCCAGGTGATGAGATTAATTTTGAAGATTTAACTTTAAGATTTATTGTAGATGAAGGAATGAACAATTATGTGACAGTACATAATTGGATTAGAAAATTAGGTCATCCATACTCTTCAGAAGACATTCAAGAACTTCCTGGAGAAGATTTAGATGACAAGACATATAGTGATGCAGTGTTGTTTATATTAGATTCAAACTTCAAAAAGAAATTTAAAATCGTATTTAAAGATATTTTCCCAACAAGTATTGGAGATCTTACTTTTGAAAGTACAGCAACAGATGTTCAATACTTTACAGTAACAGCTTCGTTCAAGTATACTATATATGATATATACGACATTAATGACAATAAACTATGATTGATATTGACTTTGTTAAAGAAGAATGGAAAAAAGATTCAGTAATGGATCAAGATTTATTAGATAATGAATCAATTAAAATTCCACAACTACACAGCAAGTATTTAAATTATCTTTCTGATGTAAGACTTTTAAAGATAAAAAAAGAACAAGACTACAAAAAAATACTCAGAGAAAAATTTGAGTATTATACTGGAAAGGCTGATGCTGAGATATACAAGCAAAAGCCATTTGATTTAAAAATCTTGAAACAAGATGTTCAGCTATACATTGAGTCCGATGAAGAAGTTCAGAAGTCTCTAAACATCTTAAATTATTATAAAGAAATGATGTTTGTTCTTGAGAAAATTCTTGAAAATATAAACACAAGAGGATTCCAAATTAAGAATAGTATTGATTGGCAAAAATTTATGCAAGGTAGTATTTAATGGCTGATGTTATTATTCAAAAGAAAAATGAAGTATATTTGACTGTAGAATGTGAACCTCATATAAAGTATGAATTATCTGAATACTTTACCTTTGAGGTTCCTGGTGCAAAATTTATGCCACAATACAAAAATAAATTGTGGGATGGCAAGATTAAATTATTCAGTCCTTATGAAGGAACTATCTATGTTGGTCTATATGATTATTTGACTGAGTGGTTATGCTCTAGAAGTTATACTTACATAGACAAAGATAATAAATTTTATGGGATGCCAAAAAATTCCAATCAACACATAACTCCTGAAGGGTTAGTTGATTACGTTAAATCTTTAAACATTCCATTCAAAGTTCGTGACTATCAATATAAAGCAATCTACGAGGCATTACGAAACAATCGTAAATTGCTACTATCTCCAACTGCATCTGGTAAGTCTTTAATGATCTACTGCATCATGAGATATTATGTTGATAGAGATATGAATGTACTTATTATTACTCCCACCACGTCTCTTGTAGAGCAGTTATCAAAAGATTTTCAAGAGTACGGATGGGGAGATGATACTCATAAAATTTATGCAGGTAAATCAAAACAAACAAGCAAGCAAGTAACTGTTACAACTTGGCAGTCTATTTTCAGATTACCTAAAAGTTTTTTTGAAAAGTATGATGTTGTGATCGGAGATGAAGCACACCAGTTCAAAGCCAAGTCCCTGGTTACTATCATGACAAAACTGCATAATTGTAAGTATAGAATTGGGTTCACAGGTACTCTGGATGGGTCAAACACAAATCAACTCGTTTTAGAGGGGTTATTCGGTCCTGTTAACAAGGTTATTAAGACTAAAAAATTGATAGACAAGGGTTATTTGTCAAACCTAAAAATTAATGTGCTTCTTCTGAATCACGGTCATGTTCAATTTGAATCCTATCAGGAAGAATTAGATTATATCTGTCGCAGTGAAAAAAGAAACAATTACATTAAAAATCTTGCTATAGATCAAGATGGAAATACCTTAATCTTATTTGCTATGGTAGAGAAACATGGCAAGATACTTCACGAAATAATAAATAGTGATGTAGGTGATAACCGAAAAGTATTCTTTGTATATGGAGGTGTTGATACAGAAGAAAGGGAACTGATACGAAAATTAACAGAAGAAGAATCTAATGCAATCATCATTGCATCGTATGGAACTTTCTCAACAGGTATTAACATTAGAAACCTACACAACGTTATCTTTGCAAGTCCAAGTAAATCTAGAGTAAGAAATCTACAATCAATTGGTAGAGTTCTGAGAAAAGGAGAAAATAAATCAAAAGCAAAACTATTTGATATTGCTGATGATTTTTCAAAAGGAGAGAAAAAGAATTATACTTTGAATCATCTAGTAGAAAGAATTAAAACATATTCAGAAGAGAATTTTGAATATGAAATAATTCCAGTAAATTTTACAAGGAAAGAACATGAATGAATTCTATGGAGTAATAAAATTAATTGATGGTACTGAGTTAGTTGGTAATGTAGTTATCTGTGAAGAAGAAGATGGATTTGTTGTAGAGAATCCATTTGAAATATCTGTAGAACCAATCTCTACTCCAGCAGGAGAAATGTATAAAGTAGATATGAGACCTTGGATTAAGTTCTCAAAGGAAGATATCTTCTTTATAGATAAAAATAAAGTATTTACTATTGGTGAAGCAGATAATAAAATATTAACTCTGTATCGTAGTACTCTAAAGAAGTATTTAAATGAAGAACACAATAATAGAGTATCTTTAGATAAGGAACTAGGATTCAAGAATAAGATTGAAGAAGCAAGGAAGCTTCTAGAGAAATCATTTAAACTCAATATTGATTCTTAAGGTCTCTAAGTACTCTAAAGAACTCTAAGACCTAATTTCTGAACCCTGACATGGTTATTATACACAGATCCTATGGGTTTGTCAACCCCCCCCCTGACCCCTTGACAAATCAGTAATACTGTGTTAGGATGTATCCAATGCAACTGACCTACAATGAAGAAAAAAGAACATTATGTAAATAATAAGGATTTCTTAGATGCCTTAATGGTTTACAGAAAAGAAGTTAAACTAGCAAAAGAAGAAGGTAGAGATAAACCAAGAGTTCCTAATTATATTGGTGAATGTTTTCTAAAGATTGCAACTCATCTATCATATCGTCCAAACTTTGTCAACTATATGTTTAAAGATGATATGATTTGCGATGGTATAGAAAACTGCCTTCAATATATTGATAACTTTGATCCAGAAAAATCTACTAATCCTTTTGCATATTTTACACAGATCATTTATTTTGCTTTTCTTCGCAGGATTCAAAAAGAAAAGAAACAACTAGAAGTAAAAACTAAACTACTTGAAAGATCTGGATACGATCAAGTGTTTGCAATGGACGATAATATTATGGGAGTTAATATGTCTGATATGAATAGTATTAAAGAAAATCTTGAATATCGCAACAACCGATGAATAGTGCAATTATTACAGATCAACATTTAGACGGAAGAAAAGGTTCTCAAGCTTTTTGGGAATTTTTTCTCAAGTTTTATGATAATGTATTTTTCCCAACACTAGAGAAAAATAATATTAAAATTCTATTTGATCTTGGTGATACATTTGATAATAGAAAGAACATTGATTTCCTTGCATGGGATCGCATTAAAAAACATTATTACGATAGATTGCAAGAACTTGGAATTGAAGTTCATATGATTGTCGGCAATCATACTGCTTATTATAAAAATACTAATCGTGTAAATACTCCCCAACTATTATTACATTCATATGACAACATCACAGTATATGATGAGATTTGTGATATTG